GGGGACTCCTGCCTTCAACTCCAAAGAGAAAAGGCTTCCACCATGCGAGATGTGTCTAATACCACAACTTCGTGCAACTATCAAATTGTCACGGAGCATACGGGTCAGATACAAACTACTGGCTGGTGGCGGCAACTAAAGTTGAGTGAGCGGTCGGATTCTACCCCGACTACTCCTGTTGGAGGTGCTTTCGTGCATCCTACCAACTACGACGCTTTCTTTGGAACCACTGAGCCTAATCCAGGGCACTACCGTTACGAAGTGCTCCGGTCAAACCTCTTGCCATATTCGCCAAAGCGAACGTACAGGCATGAGTGGGACAGTGGACAAGATCATTCGATGACCCTTTGGGGAACGGCCGTTGATAAATCTCCGGCAATACCCTTTTGGGTTCAGCAAGCTTGCTACAGCAATGTGGTGAACAAGCTGAAATCGACTGATCTTAACGTCGGTCAGGCTATTGGTGAAGCGCGTGAGTCGGTGCAAACTATCACATCGATTCTAGGCGACATCAAGAACCTGATCTCTTGGCGCTCGTTCGCGAAGAGAGCTGGCCGCGCAGCGGCTCGCTCTGCATCAAACAAACGGTTTGATGACTACTTCTCGAACGCGGGCATGGCGTCTCAGTACTTGAGATACATCTACGGGATCAAACCCATGATGAGCGATATTTTCGCCGCCGCCCAGGTCATCGAAAATGGACTCGGCGAAGGACAACTCGACGTTGTCTCAGCCACCATGATCGATTCTGGGTTCGAACTTCCAACCTGGGCTTCTTCACAGAAGCTTAGAGCGGAAGGTGAGTGCACGAGAGGGATAACTTGTCAATTCGCTATTAAAGTTGCGAACCCGACTTATTATCAACTCTGGCGTTACGGTCTGACCAATCCGATTGCTGTGGCATGGGAAGTCTTCCCCATGTCGTTCGTGATTGATTGGTTCATCCATCTCGGGAATTTCCTCTCAGCCATAGATGTGAATCTAGCGGTTGAGTCCTCTGATGGGTTCCAGACCCTTTGGCTCCGAAATGACTTCGATGTCATCAAGGACCTGACTGTTGAAGGTCCGAGGATCGTTCCGATCTCCGGGTCTCCCGACATGAAGGTAAAGGTCAAGACTAAGGCTATGAGTCGTCAAACGCTCAATGCTGTGCCTATCCCGCTACCATACGTGTATGCGGACCTGAATGTGTCCAAAGCAGTTTCGCTTTGTGCACTCATCGTTGCCAACTTAGGGAAGTTGAAATGATGTTCCAGAAGTCCGGATAGTCTGGGCTTCGCTAACTGAGGAGTAAGGCAGATGCCTGCTCAATCTAGCATCGTGGTCGATGACCGCGAATCCACTCCCGTCGCGCATACTTTCGCGCCACGTGGTTCCACTGCCGACATTGCTACCTACCGTGAGGCAGGTACTGTGCCGGTTGGTGAGCCTACGCTCACCGTCCGTAGCCGCAAGTCCAATGGACAATACTACGTCCGTCTGGTGCTTACGGTTCCCGTTGTGGTCACCGAGACTATCAGTGGGGTCGACCGTTCTGTAGTAGAACGGGTCTCGCTTGTTGACGCGAACTTTCGTTTCCATGAGAGTTCGACGTTGCAAGAACGCAAGAACGTTGTCGGCATGTTTTCGAACATGCTCTCGGCGTCCCAGGCCCAGCTCAACCCCGTGTTGACTGAGCTGGACATGATCTGGTGATCATGTCTGCGTCAGCACTCCCCCTTGAAGTCAAGGCGCGGAGTGCCGAGTCGATAGTCGTTGATATTTTGACTCTGTTGAAGTATCTCCTCGATTATCTCGGTGAGCTGGCTACAGTGTGTAGTCCAGTCTCAGCTGGTTTGGGTCTCTAAAGAGAGTCCCAGACCTTCCCCCCAACTTCCTGTACAAGGAGTTAAACTGATGGCTCGTCTAAAGCGTTCAAGCTTTGACCATACTATCAATCCGATCATTGGGCAAGGCTTCATCGATGATTTGATGAAAGCCCTAGAGGATCGCGTCGATTTTCGCTCTAAGTACCTGCATGGAGAGATCCTTAGCAAGTATTGCGATAGTCGGACGACTTCTCCCGATGTACGACGGGACTCAGCCATTACCAAGTGGTTGAGCACGGAAGTGAAGAATGCGAAGACCAATCAACGTCTGCAACTCGCAGATGAAGATTTCGGATGGATTTCTTGGGAGCGATTTCGCTCCGACATCCGTGGTTTAATCAAACGCATTCTCGGGCCCCTTGACTATCCTACTCTCTTGGTAGGCTCCAGTCACACTAATGGGGCTTCTACTCGTATTCGCAGATCTTCTATTGCGAGTATCGAGAAGCTTTCCGGACCAGTCCAGATTACCGACGCAGCTGTGAAGCATTGGCTCGCCGTGTTCTCAGGAACACAAATTAGTAGTCAAGTTTTGCAACCTGTTACGTCGTCTGTGCTGTTTACTGTTCCGAAGACTTCAGTTATTGACCGAGTGGCTTGTAAAGAGCCTGAGGCCAATATGCTGCTCCAACGGGCTGTGGGTAACCACATCCGAAGGAGACTCCGTCGAAATGGTGTCGATCTCAACGATCAATCCATCAATCAGGAGTTGGCTAGGACGGCGGTCTCCAGGAAACTGGCGACTATCGACCTATCTTCAGCAAGTGATTCCATCTCTGCGCAGCTTGTTTTCGAACTGCTGCCATTTGAATGGTGGTCATTACTGGACGACCTCCGCTCCCACCGGGTTTCAATCCCCGATGGTTCTGGCGGAAGTGTAGATCATGACCTAGAGATGTTCTCGTCAATGGGTAATGGTTTCACGTTTGAGCTTGAGAGCCTCCTTTTCTACGTGATAACACGCGTGGTTTGTTGGCGATCTGGTATCAAAGGTCGTATCTCTGTTTACGGCGACGATATTGTTGCACCGACTGCAGTTGTTCCAAGACTGCGATCGATGTTTCACTTCTTGGGTTTTAAGATGAACCTAAAGAAGACACACTTCCGCGGAACTTTTCGCGAGAGTTGTGGTCGTCACTACGACAGAGGAGTCGACGTCTCTCCCTTTTACATAAGAAGGGAGATTGCTACACTACCGGACTTGATTCTCCATCTGAACCACCTACTTGAGTGGGACGGACGGGGGTGGGGCTTCTTCATCTCAGAAGAGCTCTATCAGATCTGGCTTAAGTACATCAGATTCGTTCCCAGATCACTCTGGGGCGGAATTGATGTCTCTGCGAACTTTGCACTCGTAACGGGTACCAATCCGCGAAAGGTGCTGAAACAAGTTCACAGACCAACGAAGTTCCCTCAATACGAGGGTATGCTTCATTGGCTTATGGTGAAGCAACGTACTGACCAAGCAGTCAGTATGGATCCGACAGAAGAGACTAGCCGATGGAAGTTGGTTAGACCCTTGGACGTCGGGGAACGCACTACGTGGCTACCGGGTCGAATCTTTGACTCGTGAGACACTAGTGCTGGGGGCCGCCCAGTCCGGGCGGTGAAGAGTCGAGG